TTAACACTCTGATCGCCTATACCTGGTTGCGCCCATCGAGCCTGTTGGGCGGCTGCAACAGCGTCAGCCTCTGCCTTGGCTTGGATTGCATTCGCTCTTAATTGATCTTCATTACCACCGTAAAGCCTGAAGTATTCTGCTCTTTGTCTGTTCGCTTCCGCTACCTTTCTACGCATCTCTTCCTGGAGAGATAATGGAACATTCGTAGCTGGATTCATCTTGCGTTCAGTATTGGTAACTTTTTTCACCGCATCGGCTATTTTTTGCTCTACGTTATCCCTGGTTACGTTCATAGGGACAATATTGGCCTGGTTATCTTTCCTATAGATCGTTTTTTCAATTCCACCAGGCTCATCTGTAACTAGGGCGGCAGAATCCGTTGTTTGAGCTTGGGTTTGGGTTTGGGTTTGGGTTTGGGTTTGAGTGGAGTATTTTTTAGTTTTAGTTTGAGTTCGAGTTTTCCATGATGGTTCAGGCTGAGATGCAAGCCAGTGCATCAATGACTGAAACTTATCCGACATAAGATCTGGAGAGGTATATGCATACTCTTCCTGAAAGTTCCTGATCTTATTGGCAAATCCCTTTCTCCTTATGTCTCCATATATCCCTGATCCGGTAACTCCGCCACGCGCCATCGACATCGATTTAGGAAATATGAATGGAGACAAGGTGGCAAACGTATGAAGAAATGATCCTTGTTCAGCATTTATGAGTTTTGTCCAGTTTGTTTCTATCGCTTCCTTATCTGGATCATCTGTCATGTACAGGAAATCCGTATTACCCTTGTCGAGTAAATCCTGGGTATATTCCCAGAACTCCTTGTATTCCGGTAACTCCCCTGAGTCTTCATCTCGATTCTCAAAGTAGGGAACTACTACCATCAGTAGGTACTTACCAACTCGGTACTCGAAACTATCATCGATTATCTTGGCTAGTGCTGCGCTCGACATTTTCGTACCGAAATGTCTTCTCATCACTATATCGTCCTGGGCGCGTAAGCCTAGCTCAGTTGCATCTCCCAAACCATAGAGTATGCCTCCCAAATCCCCTGGCGAACCTGCCAGTGAGATCGATGGTGATGGAGAGAACCCGGTTATCGCTTCAACCGCCCTATCCATAGAAGAAGGTGGTGGCAGTGGTCCTATGAATCCAGGATCACCTGGTCCTGGTGTTGATCCTGGTGGTGGTGTTTGTTCTGGTAGTGGCAGTAGAGATTCTGGTCTTTCTTCATCAGGCACATCCGTGTCACCAGGAAATATAGGGATACTTGGTGGTGGCAGTGGTCCTATGAATCCAGGGTCACCTGGCCCTGGTAGTGTCTCTCCTTCTTTTACCCCGCCACCTATAGCGGATGGGTCTTTAGGGGCTATATAGCCACCGCCTCCAGGAGTTGGCGTAGGCGTAAGCGTTATCGGTGGGATTCCTGACGGTGGTGTTGATCCTGGTGGTGGTGGCAGTAGAGATTCTGGTCTTTCTTCATCAGGCACATCCGTTGGGCCAGGAAATATAGGGATACTTGGTGGTGCAAAAGGGTCATCGTATCCGCCCTCTTCAAACCTGCCTTTGATAGCCTCTCTCCCGAAACGCTTGTCGTATTCTTCAGTACTCTCATTCGAGGCATCGTGCACTCTTGTTTGCTGGAACCTGATTTCTTCTATGAGTTCCTCTGGGGTAATGTCAAACTCAATAGCAAACGAACCAATTACGTCAGGAAAATCTTCCGGGTCACCGAATACGATTTCAGGGTGGATCTCGAGAATCTGCATTGCGGCTTCTCTCGATCTATTTGCCTGGCTTGCTGCCAGCATTTCGACCATAGTCATCTCATTAGCCAGCAACTGTTCCATTGCATTAGGGCCAGCCTTGGTTAGAGCTATCGTTGGGGGATCTCCGGTTGCCAGGAGATTACTACCAAGGTTATTAGGGAGTGGAGGAAGATTTCCATTTTGTGCTGCAATAGCAAGGTTAGTAAGCTCATCGTTCTCATTATTATCGAACGCGCTCAGTTCGTCCCCGAACTCATCATTGAAAACCTGTGGTATGTGATCTCTTAACGGCACGATTAAGCTCCCGGTCCGACGAGTCCAATTCGCCGTAAGCGTTCTTCATCTGACTGCGCTCCCGGTCTTGGTTGACCCGGAGGCCCCATTGGGCCTTGTGGGGGAGTAGGAACCGGCGGCGGAACTCCTGCCATAGCCGGTGGCATCACGTTAGGTGGTGGCATCGGCGGTAAAGGCCCACCCGGTGGCCCCGGTGGCATTGGCATTGGGGGTGGTCCCATCATCTCAGGTGGCATAGGCGGCTGAGGTGGTGGTGGCGGTGCCATCAATGCTTCCATCTCTTTTGCCTTGGTTACCAGCAGCATGATCAGTTCTTGCCGATACATATCTGCAAGGTCTTGTCTTCCCTGCTTGAGTGCGGCCTGGTAAAGCGACCAGAGACCTGCTTCTGGCAGGGTCTTTTCCGCGATCTGTTCCTTGATCGCGTCCTCGACCTGGTCTGCATCCTGTATGCCGAGTACGTTGTCCCTGATCCATAGATCAGGCATGAGCGGCGTGGGGCCTTCTCTTGCGATCTGCGCCATCGAGTACTTGGACATATCGTCTTGAGGAAGTTTGGGTACGACAGAAACTTCTATGTCCCCGCCTTCCTTTACTTTCTTTGGCGTTATCTTTTCCGAGAAGTACATCCGGTTGTTGTCCCTACCGGATAGTTCCATAGCTGAGAAACTACCTGACGAATACTGATCGCATATCAGGTTGCAAACCTGTTTGTATGCGTTCTCTAGGGCTATGATCCTCGGCGATAGTACCGACTCGACACCTTGCCTAAGCGTATTGATTGCAAAGCCTGAGAGTTGGAATTGCAGTTCACCGTACACGCTATGGGGAATCGATCCTCGTTGAAGCTCACCTGACACTAGCCCCATGTACGCACTGGATTCTCTAGCCATTTCCAGTAGTCCGAGGGGTTGAATGTCCTCGCCCTGTGCCAGTGATATCTCGGTTCCTTCCTTGTACGGGTCTTCTTCTAAGGTCTTACCGCCATCACGACTGATGATCTTTAATCCCTGCTTGCGGGATCGAGCCGTAAGTTCGAGCATGACGCTCATCATGAAGTTATGGTTGTCATAGATACCGCGTGTGGACTTGAACACGCTCTCGCCGTATTCCTCGACGGTGTCTTCTATCGAGGACCATTCGAGCGACTGTACCAGCGGTGTGGAGCCTACCGGCCCTAAGAATACCGGAACCTCGCTACCCCCGTGCTTGGTACGTTTCTTGATGAATCTGTTGGGTATGACTACGAAATTGTCTTCGCGGTCATAGAAATCGTAAACGTCTATCCCGTCTTCATCCTGTCTCGTCTCGCCTAGCTTGACCTTGTACTGGGTTTCGATTTCTTTACGGGTCTTTTTGACCTTGTAACAGGCCCAAGCCAGACCGTCATTATCGGTACCCCAGTAGGTATGCATCGGGTCCCACGGTGTAATATCCACATGGGTAGTTTCGTCATCTTCTTTGACCAGTAAAGCTCTACCGGCAAACCAGCCTCTGAGGGTTATGTACCAGCCCAACTGCCCTTGCAGGTCGGGTTGCATCTTGCGGTGGAGTCTTTCGTTTGCAGCCCTGAGTGCCCCTATTATGAAGCGTTCTTTCTCGTTATTCTTTTCCCTAGTATTACGCGGGTTGCCGTTGGGTGGAATCCGCATGATGAACTCGGCATCGGACATCCACGACACTATTTTGTCTGCGTAGGTCTGGGGTTCGTTTGAAGTATAGGACTGGTACCCGTCACCGGCGTCATATGGATCGAGCCGGTATAACTGGTGATCCGAATCCATTCTCTTTCTGAGCGGTTCGGTCACATCGTAGTGTGAATCTACCAGATCAATGATATCTTCGACTTTGCGCCTTGCCAATTACTACCACCTCTTCACCTTGATGAAGCTCTTGTGTCCAAGGTGACCGTACCCGAATTTATCAACGAGTCCATAGATCAGGGCTTTGACAGCGTGGTTGTTTTTATCTTCGGGAGTTTCGCCTACTATATTACCATCTCTATCCATTTTCCATCGATAAGCTCGCGTTTGTCCATCAAAAGGACTAGGCGAAGTCCCGAATTCGGACAAAAGCCCAGCACAATTAGGGTTCACTATTAGTTTCGGTGCGTTAGTTTCGGGGTTGATCTTCAGGAAGGACTTCAGGCGTTCAGTGCCTTCATTGATCCTGATCTTCTGGGCAGCGAGATAAAGCCCTGTTTCTTCCACCCATATCTCTGCCGGGGCTGACATGGCCTGATGTTGATAACCGGCAACGTCTATCACCCCGCCATCGACATCTTTCCACCACGGTCTGGATGTCGCGATATCGATGATCTCCTTGGTTATCAATCCCTGCTCATATATCTCGTCGATGACACAAATCTGGCCGTTGATCTCTTGAACTACCTGTACGGCGTATGCCCCTGCATATCCGGGGTCCATCCACAGGTGCACGGGTGATCCTGGGTCATATTCGAGTTCTCTGATATGCATATCAGGTCGGAAC